TTTATTAGTAATATAATATAAAATGGATTTGAAATATGTTCTTAAACTATTTATAGCTATATTCCTAATAATGGCATTTCTTATATTTATTCAATCCGCAGGGAAGACTTTAAACGATCCTCCACAAACAAAGAAATTAATAGAAGTTGTTACTATTGAAGGGTTAACCGCGCCGGATACTTCTATCATAGTTGACAAAAGTGCTGCGTTTTGCGAGACACATCGCGGATCTAGCGGCACTTTAGATGAATCTTGTAGAAAACTTACAAAGAATAATTGTAACTCTACGTCTTGCTGCGTTTTTACGAGTGACGATAAATGTCTAGCGGGTGGCGCACAAGGACCGACATTTAATTCTGATTCAAATGGTAAGACAAAGGCGCTTGATTATTATTACTTTCAAGGAAAATGTCACGGCAACAACTGCCCTAAAGTTGCTTAATTGTGATACCTGAATCGAGTGCCAACTCCTGAACAAATCGGTTATTCTTGTAATCGTTCAAATATACAACTTCTTTTATGCCGCACGCCGCGATGGACCTAAAACAATGAACGCACGGATAATGAGTTACATATATTTTAGAGAATTCCAATGAAACACCTCGTTTCGCGCAGTCCGAAAGCGCATTTACTTCACTGTGAATAATAGACTGTTCGTGGTCATCCTCAATTCGGCTTGTATGTGGCGCGCCGGGTATGTATCCATTATAGCCCATTGAGATTAGCCGATTATTTTTTACAATTGCCGACCCAACTTTAAGCCGTGCACATGGGGACCTACATGATGCCAAGACGGCAATAGACATGAAATATTCGTCCCAGTCAATTCTCTCTGTATTTTCAGCAGCAAAATTACTTATTTTTGAAAGCATGTTATAGTTATAAAGGACAACGTATTTAAATTTATATTATTCATATTAAAAATAAAATTGAATTAAATAAAAATATATATAAGAATAATATAATTTAGTTATATAAGAGATGATAATCCCGATTAAGTGCTTCACGTGTGGTATGGTAATTGCTGATAAATATCGTTACTATCAGGAACAAGTGCGTAAGAAGAAAATGGCAAAGAGAGGTAACGGAGAATCTATTGATGTTGACAAGGTTCTCTACTTAACGAAGGAATTCGTCGAGAAGACCCCTGAGGGCGAGGTATTAGATGAATTAAATATGAAAAAAATGTGTTGTCGCAGACATTTCTTAACGCACGTTGATATCGAATAATTTCTAGGTATATATAAATGGCTAAAAATTCTTCTAAAAAACACCAAAGACTTTATAGAATGAAGGGGTGTTCAAAAAAATCCAAAACCTGTAAAAATTATTTAGGTGGCTCGGCTGATGTAAATTTAGCATACCCAGGGACAGATGTAAAGTTTGTACCAAATCCTTTTTTGGCTTATACTGGCAAAGGAGGCGCTTTAGAGGATAAGGCACTTCCCAATCAGGGTCCGCCTCCAGGTGGGTTTAATTTTTTAAATCAACAAGGCAATCAGCGGGGCGGTAGTTGCGGTTGTGGATTGCCATTCATGAGCGGAGGTACTTGCGCGTCGTGTACAGCGCCTCTTATGAGTGGCGGCAATCATCGATCCGGCTGTAAATGTAGTGTGTGTAAGGGAAAACAGTCTGGCGGTAATCCTGGAATCCCTTATCCAAATGGTCTTGCTGGTTCGCCGTGGACCCCTGCTATAAGCGGATGGCCTGGTGTAGATGGCGTTCAAGGTGGGCGCAATTATTTAGCACCAAATAACTATCATACTGATATTTCTAGACAGATGATAGATGTTGGCGCAAATCCCCCTTTTACTGTTGGTGGTAAAAGAGGCCGAAAAGCAAAAAAAACTAAGAAACAACGGGGCGGCGCGTTGTCCAATTTTTTAACGCAAGATTTGATAAATTTAGGAAGACAAGTTCAATTTGGAATGGGCAGTGCTTATAATGCGTTGTCCGGATATGCCGCACCTGTAAACCCTATGCCGTGGAAGGGACATTTACCAAATACACCTAGCTTGAGTACGATGAGAACATCTTCATTATAAGTTTTATTTTCTGTATATAAATTATAATGTCTGATTTCCCTAAGCGTTTGAAAGATTTATGTACACCAGCAATGTTGTACTTTGTAATATCGATGCTTGCGTTGGTAATGGTCTTGATACAAAATTTAGGTAATTCAAATAGTTATCACGTCGGATCATTCTCTTGCCGCGTTCCTAGCACCGCCGCCGTTTTTATCAGCAAATTTATTTATGTCTTGTTCTGGACATATATTTTGAATTTGATATGCAAGGACGGTCACGTTGGTTTGTCGTGGTTGTTAGTCCTTCTTCCGTGGATTCTATTGTTTGTTATAATGGGCCTTCTAATGTTGAACATGTAATTTGATTGATATTTAAAAAGGGTTAAAATGAGCAAATTTCATTTATTTTATAAATATATAATAAATGAAGGTGATTAGATTTCCAATTAGATACGTTCCAAAAAAATTAACAAGAAAGGATACACAAAAACAAATAAATATGCTACTAAAATCAAAAAAACTATATAAAAAACAGAAATATTTTACACGTAAAAATGTATCATCTTACAAAAATAAAAAATCAAAACACATATTGAACGCGCAGAAAATATATAATATTACAAATATAACACCCAATCGCGAGTTATCACTAAAAACTGGATGTAAAATATCAGCATTAAAACAAATTTTAAAAAAAGGAGAAGGAGCATATTATTCGTCTGGTTCAAGACCAAATCAAACACCTCAATCGTGGGGATTAGCGCGATTAGCAAGTTCATTAACTTCTGGAAAGGCTGCCGCGGTTGATTATAGTATAATTGAAAAGGGTTGTAATCATACAAAAAAGGCATTTATTTTAGCAAATAAATCAAGAAAAAAGTATAAATACGGGCATTCAAAAACACATAAATCAACTTTTAGCAAAGCATAGTAAATAAAACATGTGTAAATAATTATATATAATATATATAATTATATAATATGACAACAAAAATAAAAAACGGAATATCTTATGAAAAGGCAGGGTGGACATATATTTCAATTCGTGGTGCGCCGAAGGAGAGAGGATACGCATATGGGTATCTTTGCGCAGAAGGGTTTAAAGAAATTCAAAAAACACTACAGTTTTTAATGCCAGAGGCATATGGAATGGATTGGGAATATTTTATTACAGAAATTGCGAAGGATTTTAAGGAGATGACGGTTCGCGACTTTAAAGAATTCTATGAAGAAATGGACGGAATCGCCGACGGATGTAATGCGAATGGGTGCAAAACATCGATCGATGAAATTATCGCGTGGAATTTTTATTGTTCAATTCCTTATTGGTATTCCACAAAATCCGAATCTCGTGTTGGGAAAGAAGGCGGATCTAGTGACAGGTGTAGCGCATTTATGGCTGTAGGTGATTGGACCGCAGATGGTAAAATTGTATGTGCGCATAACTCATTTACTGATTTTATTGATGGTCAATTTTCAAATGTCGTGTTGGATTTAAATCCTGATAAGGGACACCGTTTTATTATGCAGACGTCGCCATGCTGGATTTGGAGTGGTACCGATTTCTTTGTTACTGCGAATGGTATAATCGGAACTGAAACTACTATTGGTGGGTTTATTCCGTATGAGAGGCGTTTCCCAGTCGGTTACAGAATCCGTCAGGCGATGCAATATGGCGATTCATTGGATGATTACTGTAAAATATTACTTCACGAAAACTCGGGTGATTATGCGAATTCGTGGTTATTCGGAGACACAAATTCTAACGAAATTCTTCGAATTGAACTTGGACTCAAGTATCACAATGTAGAGCGAACCAAAAATGGTTACTTTATCGGATTTAATGCGCCATATGACGAAAGAATACGCAATCTTGAGGTTCAAAATTCGGGGTTTTATGACGTTAGAAGGCATCAGGGAGCCAGACAGGTTCGACTATCAGATCTTATGGATAAGCACAAGGGGAAATTAAATATTGAAATAGCAAAGGAAATCATTTCTGATCATTATGACGTTTATTTATTGAAGGACGACAATCCGTGCTCTAGAACGGTTTGCTCTCACTACGACCTTGATGCGCGAGAATACATGTCAGAAACAGGGCGCCCAAAACCATTTTCGCCCCGTGGCGCAGTTGATGGGATTGTTTGTGATACTACTCTAGCGAAGAATATGAGTTTTATTGGACGTTTTGGTAACTCTTGTGGAATACCATTTGTCGCAGAGGAGTTTTTCAAGAAACATCGCCAGTGGGACAAATTTCGCCCCTATGTGAAGGACAGACCTAGACAACCGTGGACAGAATTTGGTATTACAAATATGAAAAAGAAGTTTCGATTTACTAAGCGCTCGCGATCAGCGAATAAAACTAAAAAAAACCCTAGAGCGCATAATTAAGAATATAACTCACGGACATTTTCTATTAAATTGACTGTTTTCAAATTTTTTGGATTATAAGTAGGCTTATAATACATTTTGGGATTTTTTATTATTTCAACTAATAATAATATATCTTTATTCACATCACCTGATAATTTTGGTATATCATCAAAATAGCTATCTATATTTTTACATCCAAAATAGACTGGCATACAATTATGTAATAGCGGCGTTATAATTTTTTCGGAAAAATAGTGATTGCTTTTGAAGTTTTCGATGCATATTGAAAATAAATACGTTTCATATGGCTCCGCATCATTAAATGAGCCCTTAATCCGCCCATACGAATAATTTTTGCTTCCGTGTCCATATATCTCTATCGGTAGCTTTAGTTTAATTATTTGTTCGATTAATTGATGACGATATTTGTGACCGGGCGCAAATTTTTTGTCACTGACAACAATTGACATTAAGTTTGGTTTATATGTTATTTCCTTAGGAGGCCTTGAATGCCACATGTATCCAAAATGCTCTATAAATGGTTCAGGGAGACTAAATTTATCTCCAATATAATATTTACCAATATTTTTTTGCGCATAATGAACAAATTCGTCGGTTATACCTAAAAACTGAATCGGTTCGAATGCGAGTCCGATAACATTTTTCTTTGGTATTTTCAACTCGGGCATAATTGTATTCAATATAATTGCGTGAGTATAATCGTCATCGTCTGTTATGACTACTTGGCGATTATCGCCATAAAAATTAAATTCACTCGCATAATTGATTCTTTCATATACTTCCTTACATGCTTTACTAGTAGCAAATGGACAAAATATTTTAATTTTATACATGGTATAATAAATACAATCTATTTATATTAATATTAAAGTTACAATAAATATAAATAGATTACATTTATTATAATCAAATGAAGGTTCTAACGGCCGTAGTAAATAACCCTATATTTATTGAAATACAATATTATACATTAAAAAAATATATGAAGTGTGATTATGAATTTATTGTATTTAATGACGCGAAGGGGTTTCCTGATTTTACAAATGGAGGTGATGTAAATGTAATAAATATTATTCAAAAAGTATGTAATAATTTAAATATTAAATGCATTAATATTCCAAATAATAAACATATTAACGAAGAATCTGCTTGTATAAGATGCGCCGATTCTATGAATTACATGTTAGAATATCAAAAACAAAATCCGGACAGATACTTGATTATTGATAGTGACATGTTTTTAATTGACGATTTTTATTTAAGTGACTATGAGAGTTATGATTGTGCAATTGTTTTACAGTCAAGAATGAATAATAAATATAATTATTTTTGGAATGGTTTGGTTTATTTTGATATTAATAAAATGACTGAACTTCATTTATTAAATTGGAATTTAAATGGGTTTGATGTAGGAGGTATGATGACATATTGGTTAAATAATAAAACAAAATCATTACCTATAACAGATGAGCTTAGATGGGGGGATAAAGATTTTAATAAGGATAATATTTACTATATAAGACATTTATATAGCGGGACGTGGGACGACTGCGAAATGCCCGAATGTGTAAGAAAAAATCCAAAATTAATTGAGTTTATAAAAAATGATGTTAGAAATCAAAACAATAAGTATTATTGTGAAATATATGATAAAAAATTTTTACATTACAGAGGCGGGGGTAATTGGGAAAGAAGAAATATGAGATTACACGTAAGTTTGACATTACAATTAAGAGATTCATTATTGGATTAAATAATATATAATAATTACATTTTAAAAAAATATGACTATAATAATATATATATGGACAAAGGAGCCGATAAAGAAAGTATATCTTGGAAGGTAATAGATAAATATTTTAAAGATAACCCATCCAATCTTGTTTCGCATCATTTAGAATCATATAATGATTTTTTTCAACGAGGCCTTAGACGTATCTTTCATGAAAATAATCCTATTAGATTCATTGAGAGAGAAGACGAGAGGAGCGACATTGGAAAAAGAAACGAGTGTCATCTTTATTTAGGTGGTAAAGACGGTTCAAAGATTTATTATGGAAAACCCGTCATTTATGATGATCATAGTGCGCATTATATGTTTCCGAATGACGCTCGATTACGAAATATGACATACGGAATTACTATTCATTATGACGTAGAAGTTGATTTTACTTATTACGTTGGCACAGAGAAAAAAGAACATACCACAATACTACCCAAAATCTACCTAGGGCGTTTCCCAATTATGCTTCAATCTAATTTGTGCATTTTAAACACATTGAGCAAGGACGTCAGGTTTAATATGGGCGAATGTCGTAATGACTATGGAGGTTACTTTATTATCGACGGCAAAGAAAAGGTTATTATTTCGCAAGAAAAATTCGCCGATAATATGCTTTATATTAGAGTCAATAAAGATGATGATATTTATAGTCACTCCGCAGAAATACGTTCGGTTTCAGAAGATACCTCAAAACCAATCAGAACTGCTTCAGTCAAGATTGTTGCGCCATCACCGTCGTTGAGTAATAACCAAATTGTGGTTTCAGTGCCTAACGTAAAAAAACCAGTTCCGCTTTTTATTCTAATGCGTGCGCTAGGAGTTATATCTGACAAGGATATTATCAGAACATGTTTATTGAATACGTTAAACGATGAAGAAGCAAATAATAAGAACCCTTATATCGATTTGTTTATACCATCTGTTCACGAAGCAAATAAATTCTTTAATCAACAAACCGCGTTGGAGTATATTGCGGAATTGACAAAAAGAGGCACTGTATCTGGTGTTATAGAAATCCTTGCTGATTATTTCTTACCACACGTTGGAGAGATGAACTTTTTAGACAAGGCGTATTTTGTCGGCTATATGGTTTCTCGTTTATTGAAGGTATATATCAAGGAAGAAAAGCCAACAGATCGTGACAATTTTAGATTCAAGAGAGTAGAGCTTTCAGGTGCCCTTATTAATGATTTATTCAGAGAGTATTATTTAATTCAAAAGAAGGACATTACTCGCAAGATAGACGAAGAATACTATTATCATAAGGGCGAATATAAAGATGATGAGACCTTGTCTCGTAAGGAAAAGAAACAAATCAAAACAAAGGAACAAAAAGATACGAACAAATATCAAGACAATTTTGTCGGGCTCATTGAAGCCAATTTCAAGACGTTCTTCAAGGATAGACTTGTAGAGCAGGGGTTTAGAAAGGCTTTCAAGGGAAACTGGGGTTCAGAAGCGCATACCAAGCGAATCGGTGCTGTTCAAGATTTAAATCGCTTAAGTTGGAATACGTTTATTTCACATTTGCGTAAGATTAATTTACCGTTGGATGCTAGCGCAAAGGTGGTTGGTCCACGTCTATTAAATTCGTCACAGTGGGGATATATTGACCCCATAGATACGCCAGATGGCGGCAATATCGGCCTACATAAACACATGTCAATTAGTACCTATATTACTAGCGCCTCGTCTAGTTATCCAATCATTAAATGGCTTAGAATGAATACACCAATGCGTATTTTACTAGAATGTTCCCCCGAACAATTAGGCGCGTGTTCCAAGATATTTGTTAACGGAAATTGGATTGGAATTATCGACACGCCCGTTGAAACCGTAAACCTGCTCAAATTATATCGCCGAAATGGAATTATTCCCGCATACACAAGCATATCATTTGACTATCAACGCAACGAACTCTACATTTATAGTGACGCTGGACGATTGACTAGACCTGTTTATTATATAGACGACCGTAAAGCCAGTTATGACAGAAAGGAAATAAAGGATCTCCTTGAAAGTGGTAGTATTACGTGGGAGCAAGTAATCTCCGGCACTATGAAGAAAACCGACGATAACTTTAAAACAAAAAACAATAAAATCTATGATTTGTTCGATTTATACAAGGATATTGGTAGCGATAAAAAGCATATTTTTCAATCACTAGAAAAGCATAAATCAATCGTAGATTATATCGACACGTCTGAAGAAGAGACTGCGTTAATTGCTACGACGGTGGATGACTTGGCGAAATCAAAGTGGTATACACATTTGGAAATAGACCCATCTTTGATTTTGGGTGTAATGGGTAATTTGATTATTTACCCAGAACATAACCCAGTGACTCGTAACTCCTTCTCTTGTGGTCAGAGTAAGCAGGCAGTTTCAGTTTACCATTCAAACTATCAAATGCGTATAGATAAAATGGGAGTTATATTGAATTATGGTCAGACTCCGCTTATTAAATCTAGATATTTAGAATATGTTAACCAAGAGGAGCAACCATACGGCGTGAATGCGATTGTTGCGATTATGTGTTATACCGGGTATAATGTAGAGGACGCAATTCTGATCAATGAAGGTGCTGTTCACCGCGGTATTTTTAGAACAACATATTATTCTTCGTATGAAACGAAAGAAGAAAGCTCCAAGGTTACCGGAATGAACGATTCCAAGTTTGCGAACATCGAAAAAAATAATGTAATGGGTAAAAAGCGCGGACACGACTATAGCTTTTTGGACGACCACGGTCTCATTCGAGAGAATACTGAATTGAATGACAAAATAATCCTTATTGGTAAAATTAACTCGTCCATGAATAATAAGGATGTATGGACAGATGATTCTGTGAAAACCAAGAAGGGACAGATGGGGTATGTAGACAAGGCGTTTATTACGCACGGCGAAGAAGGATTCAATGTGGCCAAAGTTAGAGTGCGCGAAGAACGTTTGCCTGCAATTGGTGACAAAATGGCTTCGCGCGCGGGGCAAAAAGGCACGCTCGGTCTCATTATTCCCGAAGAGGATATGCCTTTTACAGAGGATGGAATACGCCCTGATTTAATTATTAACCCACACGCGATTCCGTCTCGTATGACAATAGGGCAAATTGTGGAGAGTTTGTTTGGAAAGGTCTGCACGAGTTACGGAGCATACGGCGACTGCACTGCCTTCCAAGTAAAAGGTCCGAATTATTCAACATATGCGCCGCTTCTTGTTAACGCGGGGTTTCACTCGTCCGGTAATCAAGTGTTATATAATGGTATGTCTGGTCAGCAATTAGCAGCAGATATTTATATTGGACCGACATATTATATGCGTTTGAAGCACATGGTTAAAGATAAGATCAATTATCGTGCTCGTGGACCAAATACAGTTTTGACTAGACAACCTGTTCAAGGTCGCGCTAATGACGGTGGTCTACGTATTGGAGAGATGGAACGCGATGGTGTGTTGGCACACGGAATGTCCTATTTCTTAAACGAATCATTCATGGTAAGAGGTGAAAAGCAAGATTTCTTCATTGCGGTTTGTAATAAAACAGGCGCAATTGCCATCTATAATGAATCTAAAAATTTGTTTTTGAGCCCGTGCGCAGATGGTCCAGTCAAATTTAATACAAACCCTGATGGAACACAGAGCATTATGAACTTAAGTAGGTTTGGGCGATCATTTAGTATTTTAAAAGTCCCATATGCGTTTAAGTTGTTGATTCACGAATTACAGATAATGAACGTGCAGATGCGAATTATCACAGAAGAGAATGTTGATCAACTATTGAGTATGACCTTTTCTAATAATATTAACAAGTTGATGAACAGTGACGGCGATGTAGCCAAGATTATTTCAGAGATTAATTCAAGTGTCGATAAAATAGTCCGCGAGGTTCCAAAAGCAATGGCAAATATAGAAGCAAATGTTTTACCAGAGCCTACCCAGGTAATAACACCTGACAACGCGGTACCTGGATCATCAGATTCAATTCCATATGCCCCAGTCTCACCAGCTTATAATCCCAACACACCGGATTCTGCGCCAGGGTCGCCCGTTTATAACCCCAACACACCAGATTCAATCCCATACGCTCCAGGTTCACCAGTTTACAACCCCAACGCACCAGATTCAATCCCATACGCTCCAGGTTCGCCAGCCTATAACCCAAACTCACCAGTCTATAACCCAAATTCGCCCACATACGCACCAGGTTCCTCGATTTCTGCTACCCCACCCCCTCCTTCAACACCTACACCCGAATTTTATGAAACAACTGTGGCGAATGACGGGAAAATAGCTGTTCGACCAAAATACAATTTCCCCGACGATTTAAATTATTATTACATGAATTTACGCAAGGAGGAAAAACTTCAAATAGAAAACTACTCGAACGACGAAAAAATTGAATATTTGAAGAGAATAAAGGCAACTAAACGCGGTGGGTCTACGCCAACTATTTTAGACGTTGCTGCTCCCATCGAACCAACACCTACCGTATCTAAATCAGTTGACGCACCATCTGAAAATAATGCGTCAGATGCTCCGGGCGGAACCAGGAAAATAATATTATAAATAAAAATGAAATAAAATAATTCAATATGTTTATATTATAGATACAAGAATGGCAAGCCAAAGCTCAATTATTCCGATTTCCCACTTATTTAATTCTAGAAAGAATATTTTAGATTTAATGGGCAGACAGGGTTACAATGTAGATGAGTATGCGAATTTTAGCATAAATGAGGTGCACTCTATGAAACAAAATAACCAGCTGGATATGCTTTTAGAAATAAGAGATGAGCTAGTTACGCCTGAGAACCCAAAGAAAAAAATGTATATTCGCTATTATTTGAATGCTAGACCGGCACCTAAAAATATTCAAGAAATGATTGACGATTTATTCGTGTTGACAGAAACGCTTAAGAAGACAGATACCTTGTTTATCATTATCAAGGATGACCCGAATGAGACCTTAATTAACGAACTCAAGCATATTTGGGAAAGTGAAGGAGTTTTCATCGTTGTTGAAAGTATCAAGCGCCTTCAATTTAATATTTTAGAGCATCAATTGGTTCCGCCACATCGTGTCATGTTTGAATCAGAGGTAACTAGCGTTATGCAAAAATATAATATAACCGAAAAGACGCAGTTCCCAGATATTTCAAGATTCGATCCAGTAGCACGAGTAATTGGCTTGCGACCAGGACAGGTTTGCCATATTACACGACCGAGTAAAACGGCAATTGAAGCGAATTATTATAGAATTTGTATTTAAAATACGTGTTGCTCGAAACTTGTAAAAAATATAATAGAAATAGTTTATAAATGGAGTTTGTAGGTCCTTTAGCTTCGGGGTTTACGATTTATAGCAAGAGTGGATGTGTCAATTGTTCAAGGGTAAAAAAATTATTAGAAGAGAATCGTGTAACTTGTGATATAATAGATTGCGACGATTATATAGTTGAAAATAAACCCCGTTTTTTGCTTTTTATAAATAAGTTGGCAGGTGTAAATGTCAAGGTATTTCCAATTGTGTTTAATAATGGAACATTTGTTGGCAGCTACGACGAAACCAAGGACTATGTTGATAAAATAAACTGTTTCGACACAAATTTAAACTTTTAATTAATATATTTATTTAAAATCATATATATATTAATGGACTCATACAGTACAAAAGAAATAGAAGACAATTTTCCGGATCCAGACCAATTTAGAGAAAAACTACAAACATTAGATTCACAATTGTCGCCCATTTTAGCCGATTTCAAAAAATATTACGTGTTTTTTAACACAAATCCCGAATATCCAGAATATCAGCAAATGTTTCAAAATATAAAGGGAAATATTAATAAGCTAAACTCTGATTTATTTGCGTTGTCGAATGATGTTCAGAGCAATACCGATAGCATTAATAAGAAATTGTTCGAATTAGATGTATTAATAAGGAAAGAAAAAAATAATAATTCAATTTTGAAGAAAAAATTGGGTATTGTTGAGCACAAGAATAACGCCGCATCGGAATTGATTTCAGATTATATGAATATTTATGATATTGATTATTTGCGAAATTGGGGGCTATTTTTTGGTATTATAATTGCGGCAACTGCCATATCGAGGGTTTATAAGCCAGCTACAAGCGCTGTAGTGTAAATAATTCTAATATTTTCTCGCTCAAATTATAATTTTTAAATATTTTTATATCGTATATGTTTACCTCATTTATGTCAAACCCAAGAACAATGAACAATCCACTACGCGAATGGTGGTTGAAATCAATAACAGAATCTATTCGAAAAATGTCTGATAAACAAGAAACAGAGAGAAAAAGAATAAACAAACTTTGTACCACAATGTGTGTTGTTCCGTCGAATCCGGGTGGTCCGGGTAGCCCAGATAATATAATCGCATGGGGATTGGGTTTTCTCTCTGTTTCTACTTTACTATACTGTTTTTATAAGCGCCATTATAAATAAGTTTTCTTATGATACATATATAGATGAACTTTTCAACAACTGAGGATAAATATAATGGTCCAAAATCTGTTGTATTGGATTTAGAAAGCTTAAATGCCGAATATAGAAATAAGTTAATTGAATATCGACAAGCCGTCGCGAATTATGTGAATTATTTAAAGCAAGATGTCAAGTCTGATATCAATATTAATAAAAATCCTAATTGTGACATGTGGGCTCAAGGAGGATGGTGCCCATTAGCACCCCAATATATGTTGTCCAATTGCGCGAAATCGTGTAATGCACCCAAAAAACAAGAAATGGTTACTATCAAAAATGCGACATACTGGGGAACAGGACCAATTGCTCAGAATAACTTGGCTACCGTTCAAGAATGTAGTGCTTCATGCGCAAGCACCAATGGCTGTACTGGCGCAACATTTAATGCGACTGATTCTGCGCAGCCCATGTGCTGGTTAAGAAGCGGTGACGCTGAAGTCACCGGTGGAAAGGATAGCGATTATGCGATTGTTCCAAAAGGAAAACAATTGTTGATGATACTCCAAAAAATAAACATGCGACTTTCAGAAATCAATCAACAAATACGAACGCTTACCCAAAATAACCAGGAAACATATGGTTCGCAAACCTCCGATCGTAAGACAAATATGGCTGAACTAGCAAGACAATATATAGAATTAAACGAAGAAAGAGAGAAAATCAATAATTCGATTAATGACTATCAAACATTAGATCAACAACAGATTCAAGGGGATCTGACAGCAAATAAAAATTATTATTCATTCGTGTTACTTCTCATTCTAGCTGTTGTTATCATAATTGCGCTATTTATGGTTGGGTTAAGTTTCAATTCGCAAACAAACTCGTCAGTACTGTCGGGTGGCGCAAAAGGACTAAAAACTATAATGTCTTTTAGAAATAAATAGTAAAACTAGTATTAATATATATTTTTGTATAAACCTATATTAATATGACAGAAGTATCAAATCTATTTTCAAATTTTAATGATTTAACCAAAAAAACGGTAACAGATTTGTCAACAGATTATAATTCAAAAGGTGGCAATTTGATAGACGCCACACCAGCTTTAACACAAGGGAAAAAATTTAAAAAATACCAGAAACAGATTACAAAGAGAATCGAAGAACATGAAAAATCACTAGAAGGGTTCCAAGGAAGCTTAACACAACAAACCAACAATACTATTCAAACAAACGATTATTCGTCGCAACATGAATCAATCGAAGGTATTCGAATGGACTATAAAAAAACGTTGACAGAATATGAAAATTTGGTTGCGGAAATAAACGGCTCCACATCTGGTTACTTGGATAGAATAAATCCCAACAATCCATATTTGAACAAAACAATTCAGTTCCCATCAGGCGAAATTGCTTACGTTACAAATCAAGGAGTCGCAAAATATGTGCCATCGAAGGATATTATGAAGGGAACTGCTATCCCGCAGACCACAATTCCTGTAAATATCCCTTGGGACAATGCGTATTCTACGCCAGGGGCTACACTACCAACAACGCCACCGTTACTATCCGGAACTCCGCTAAAAATGGGTCAGAACGTCGGTAATGAAGGTGTCAATGTTTTCGTTAATAAACTGATTGATAACCCAACTGCGAAATATGATGGATGTTATGCTGACAATCCAGCACAACCATCCATGACATTTATAGGAGGAACACCACCTACGCCAAATTTAATACGAAATGGAACTTTTAGTCAAGCAGCTATACAAGGCAATAGCTATCAGTATTTAACTTGGAATACGAATTTAATTCCTGGTTGGAACTTTAATTGTGTCATAGTAAATAACTCTGCTGCGTGGGGATACCCGATGCCATATCCTAACGGGAACCAATGTGCTTGTATTCAAATGAACCAACAATTGTGGACGAATGTCTGGATAAATTTTTCCCCCGGGGTTACTTACACGTTAACATTTAGTGCTTGTGGCAGAACAAGTTTCGATGGATCGGGCAAGGCGAACCCTATTAACATTGGCGTAGAAGGCAAAACATTTTATACATTAAATGCTGCTATCGGTAAATGGAATACGTATTCAACAACCTTTACGGTTCCATCAGCAGGAGGACAAAGATTGTCTTTTGTCGGAAATTGGACAACAACTGATCGTTCGACGGCAATTCAAAATGTAGTTTTAACTGATGGTACTCCCAAAGATGGTTCGTATACGTATGATAATTGTAAAGCGGCAGCGGTTGACGCCGGTTATCAGTATTTCGCCTTACAGAATGTAGACAGTTCGTCGTCGAAGGGTTTCTGTGCGGTAAGTAACAGCCAACCTGCCGCAACACGTCTAGGTACAAGTTTAGTGCCGAATAAGATGACCGCATTATGGTCGTCAAATACGCAGGGGCAGACCGGAAATTCAGCGACTCTATCAATGAGTGGTGCTGTGAGTGTTATTAATTCTAGTGGCGCATCTGTATATTCTTCACCCAGCAACAACGCAAATCCTGCGAATTTTATTGGCTGTTATAGCGATGGACCTTGGAGAGCGCTTCCGCTATTAAATGGTGATGGCTCATTAAGTTCAATATGGGGCGGAACAAAATTTGATAATACAGTTGCTTCGGCCGCAGAATACGCGCGAGCAAACAAATATAAGTATTTTAGTATTCAAGCAGCAAATACATCTAACGGACAAGGACAGGCAGGATTTTCAAATGATTTGGCGCAAGCTACAAGATATGGAAAGGCTTCAAATTGTAATAAAGTAACGGGAAGTCCCATTATTGTTGGCGGTGGATGGTCTAATGCGATTTATAGTGCGAACGGTGTAACAAGTAATTATTTCTTAATTCTTCAAGACGACGGAAATATGTGTGTATATAGAGGCAGTGGTCCCAATGATAACCAGGGCTTTATATGGGCGTCCGAAACAAACGGAAAGCAATTATCCCCCAACGCACAATACGCAGCGGCTAAAGGCAAGTATGGAAAAAATTGGATGGCAAGTGGCTCCACATTATCTGCTGGAGATTTTGTAGGTTCTAACAATGGAAATCTTGCTTTAATGATGCAATCCGACGGAAATCTTGTTCTATATACGTTTACTATGGAAGAAAACTGTAAGAAAATGTCCGATGGAAATACTGGAGGTGGTGTCAGCGCCAACGCATTATATAACATTGGGAATACTGGCGTTCCATCTTCTATGACTCAAGTGGCATACATTGATCAGAATTCAGAGTTACATCAATACCCTTCTAGCAACACCCAGTATTCAAATACATATACGAAAATGCCAGGAACGGATAGCCCTGGTGCCGATATTCCGGGAGCCGCATATGGAAATACAAATGTGAATAATTGTCAAACCACTTGTAATAAAAATAACGAGTGTGCTGGGTTTGCGTTTTCGCAAAATATGTGCTGGCCCAAAACTTCCAAAATGTATCCAAATACAGCAAGGGTTGCGCAACCAAACGTTGATTTGTATATACGAGGTAAAACGCCGATCAATCCTCCATTTGGAGCAACAAATGCGACAAATAATATTGATTCAGTTAGATACAATAAATATATTGACGGTGGTGCGATTGGTAAAGATTACGGGTTAGCTAATGCGAATTCATCGCAAAAACAACAACTTTCACAACTACAAACTCGATTAGATCAATTAACACTCCAGCTCACTAATTTAACAGGTCGTCTTGGAAATGGCTCATTACAAGCAGAAGCACAAATAAAAACAAATGAACAAGGTGTCGAAGAATATTTACAAGACCTTGGTAGCAATAATGATAAAATAAACCTCTTCAGTACCTCTATTGAAAATATTTTAAGTGACAGTGATATTGTTGTGCTACAAAAAAATTATGACTATTTATTTTGGAGCATTCTAGCAACCGGAACAGTTGTTGTAGCAATGAATATTGTTAAAAAATAAAGGGTGACAACCATGAATATAATTATCTTCTTATATCTTATATAATTATGTCCGGGCCAAATATCGCACAAAATAATGAGCAAATACTGAATGACATCCAAACTTTACAAGAAATGGAACAAAAGTTGTTGAATAATTTAGAAGCAAACGCGAATAAACTAACTCCTCAACAGCAAGAACAAATCGTCGAAAAAATGAATCAGATTTCTAATATGCGTATTAATTTATACCAAACATTAAGCGGAGTTAATAATTTTTTTCAAGACTCATTGTCTTCATCTATTGGAACTTTACAACAACAAACCGTCGCAATCGATATTATAGAAAATGAATTAAATCAATCAAAGCGTCGATTAGATGTATTAGAAAATGAGCGACAGAATAAAATTCGCCTAGTTGAAATTAATGATTATTACGGGGAAAAGTATGCGGAGCATTCTCAATTCATGAAGATCATTATTTATACATTGGTTCCCATCATTATATTAGCTTTTATATACAACACGGGGCTTTTACCCGATAGCCTTTACTATGTTCTACTTGTAATTATTTCCGCAATTGGCGCATTCTTTATGTGGAGACGGTTTGCTTCAATTATTATGCGTGATAACATGAACTATCAAGAATACGATTGGTTCTTTGACCCTAAAACAGCACCATCTGGTTCATCTTCAGCATCAACAACTGATCCGTGGGCGGCACCTGCTGGTTTTGGGACGTGCATTGGCCAGAATTGTTGCTCGACGGGACAAATGTGGGACAATAAATTAAATCAATGTGTAGGCTCTTCGTCTGTTACTATTGATTCTTCTTCTAAGAAATCTAAGGAATCTTTTATAACAGAATCTATGGTTGAGAGTGCGCTAACTAGAATGCAACCAGATAAATATAAAACCGATTATAAAATGGGCGATTATCAAGCACCACAATCAACAAGTTTTATTAATAAATGAAAATAATTTTTGTCAAAAATCTTAAATTCTTATAATTGTATAATATAGTAAGCAATGACCTCGCAAGATACTATGAATAAGTTTAATGATTTAATCAGCCAGGCTTCAGACGCTGTTTTGTGTAATTCAGACTGTAAACGAGAACGAGAAGCTGAACAACTTAAGCAGAAATATACTGACGCCCAGGCAAATTTAGCTTCTGCTCCTGCGCAGGTTTATACCGCAAAACAAAATTACATCACTTTTACTGAAGGCGAGTCCAAATATAGGGAGGTTCGCACCGCTGACTTGGAGCAAAAGGCGCAACAAATCGCGGATCTCTCTGCTGAAAATTTTAAACAAGATGAAGCAAATCTTAAAATTCAAATAGATTCCTATGATGGGCTACTTTTGAACTTTAGAAACGTGCATGATTTATTTGACACATATAAAAAAGAGAATACAAAACTATTTTTAGACCTGAAGGATGAAACGAATGATGTTCTTACAAATGAACGAAAGACGTTTTATCAAGATCAACGCATCGATGGATTAAAGTTTTATTATTACTATATTCTCTTGGCTATTTATATTATTTGTGTTATTTGTTTCGCGGTTTTCTCTCTGATTTATCCGTCACAGAGCACTTTTAAAATGCGAATTTTCATATTGATTGCGCTAATCGTGCTTCCATATGTATCGTCTTGGATTCTAGGAAATATCATTCATTTAATATACAAAGCATATGGGCTTTTACCAAAAAATGTTTACCTTTAACATATATACACGTACAATTAAACGTGTAAAAAAATATATATAATTTGGGGTTATATATATTTTCAGTTGTATTTTACAAAGATTATTTTTATTTGTCATTATAGTTCTTCTAATACAGCAAATTCCTCGTCGGGTTCGAAGAACTGAACACCATACCATCCCTTCGGTCTGGGTTTACCAAATTTCTTATTCATAAACTCGTGTAGTTCTTCGGCTTTTGGCGCCTTTCTAGAACCTTGGGTCTCTTCATACCACTTCTTGAAGGCAGAGTTTAATCCAGACTTGTTTACAAATTTATTTGGATTATCTGTCAGAACAATCATCTCGGCAACGAACGCCGCAATATGATCCTGTCCTCGTCTGTATTTATTAGAAGCGTTTTCTACTGTTGCGCAATTTTCAACAATACCTCCAGTTTCAAATGCTCGCTTAACTAACATACTCGCAAATACAGGAGCAAGCGCAGGTAACTTATCCTTCAGACTTTTATCTTTTGGATAGATGTATGGAGTATCGTCCGTATATGATTCGCCTTCGTCAATAAACTTTGACAGGAAATCACACTTTCGAATTCTTCTCCAAGTGCCATCGTCATTACTTTCAATATCAAACAAGTTATTTGTGCATACGACCAAATTGAACTGAGGCTCGAATATCTCTGACTCGGAATATAATCCTCGGGCTTGAATCGGATCACCGCCGGTAAGTTCCTTCATAATACCTTCATTCAATTTTACACCTTTTGAAGGCTCTTGCATTACAGCATATCTAACGCCTTTTAACTTGAGCACTTCGTCTGATGTACCACCGATTTTACCTCTCACATCTGTAACAAGTGTAATGGGAACTGTTCCCTTGTATTCACCTAATGTTACAGACATTAAATCAGCCATAATAGATTTACCGTTACTACCGCTTCCGTGATAAACATTGAATGTCTGATTTTTATTTGCGCCAATTAAACACGAAGCTAAATGGTCGTGCATATAACGATTTAAATCTGGAATTGGAAACAACTTAGTCATAAAAGTTTCTATTTCGGCAACAGTCGACTTAAAATCAGCATTCGACTCGTCATATGGAATGTAATTGATTTTAGTCGATTTTGTGATGTAATCCTCAGGATATCCCTCCCTGAATTCTTTATTCGCAAAATCAACTACGCCATTATTAAAGCACATCAAGTATTTATTGGTGTCCATATTTCGGATAAATTCGTCGTCATAGAATATTTCAGCGGCCTCACGCATAATGTTATTTTTGTCGTTTGTTCGCTTTAATTTAATACTCAAATCTACAATGACTTTCACCCTCTTTTGAAGAAACGCTTTTCGTGTATCGTCTTCCTGATATTCAAACATCTCCTTCTGTAGACGCTCCACCTTTGTCGTTAATAACGCATAGACTTCCTCAGAAATTTTCGAACGCAAACTTAACCCCTTATCTATAATCCATCTATTATTTTTAAATTGATACCAAATGCCCTTCTTATCATAACTTACACATACATATCTATCTTTATACATTTGTTTCAGAACCATTCCCACATCATATTCTGTCGCGGTTTCATACGCTCGTTCCAGAAAATATTCGGCCGTGGTCAGTTTAATTTTTTCGTATTCAACAACATTATCTTTTCTAAGCCAATACATAATAGATTTGCGGGTTACTTTTATGCCATCTTGATTTGCCCTTGTAAACTTTTTCCACATAGCATGTAAATCTGGAATACTATTATAATCAAAATCGGATGCCTTACTTCGTAACTGAACCCAAGACAGGAACAGTCTATCGTCGGTGTGTTTTAAAGCAAACGCTACCTGACGATTTAACATATGAGATCCTGGGTTATAATACTTCGACGGCAGAGCTTGCGTAAATTCGTGTGTTTCTTTCAATTCATACTCGTTCGGGTTTAGACTCTTGAGCATTAAATTAACTGCTCGGTCCAGTCCATCCTTATCCTTAATATCGCCGATTGAAATATAGTCTTCGTCGCCTGCATCGTCATCATTATCAATAAGCAAATTCATCTTAATCTTACTCGACGCCTTCTTGAGCTTCGCCGGTTTATTTCCGATTTTCTTGTTATATTCGTCGATAATCTTGGGATTGATTTCAAATTTTGGGTGCTTATCATACTGAACGGATAATCTCGCAAAATCGTTCTTCAAGTCGAACTTACTAACGTCCTCCTCATCCATTCTAAATTGACCGTCCGCTTGTTCAATTGTCATTATGTAATGATGTGTTAGTTCGTATGCGTCGTTTCCCGGTTTTCGTGAGCCGAATAGCTGCCAATTCGTCTTTCCTCTACTGATTCCTTCGTCTAAAACAGAATCCCAAGTGTTTATGAGAGGCAAATCCTGCCAAACATTCGACATCTGTTCAACCATTTTGTCACGAATAAGGGTTTGCATGCAATGATCGATCTGCATTCCAATAATCATATGTATCCCATCTTTTGTAAGCGATCCATCCGCTAACCTATTTACGTTTGGCTTTTCGAAAATAAATATGTCGAACGATTTATTCGGCTCAATTAAATAACATTCCTTAAGTAGTTCGGAGTATTCACATACCATGTCAGAAATATGTTCTACCTTATGCGGTCTAGTGGTTACGTCGTGATTATATCTGAAATCAAAATCGACTGCCATAGGACCACCATTTTCTAATTGTCTTTCGGTCAAATATTCTTTACGCTTTTGAACAAATATACTGTTGTAATATAGACCGTAAAACGTGGGGAGTTCACTGCTTGGGATTATATACGAACCACCATAAATATTCTGCTCCTTATCCGGAATTCTTGTGTGGGTAGAACTGGATTGCTCGCCTATTTTCTGTTCATTCTTTGCACTATGCTTTGCGAGGAATTCATTTAAATCCTTAAACTGAGACGCTGCCGCCATTTGTGTATTCATTTGTTGATATAATATATAAACATTTTTCTATTTCATTTTTTTTAAAATTAAAATAGGATAAGTACGCCGTGCGTAGAACACTAGTTGGTTATATTAATTATTCTACTTCCAAATAGGTTTAAAACTATCATTGTAAATAACATAAACAAATGACTACCAATATCTCAAAAGAGACTATCAATAGATTATTAAAAGATGTAAGACATATAATTAGAAATCCCCTCACGGACAATGGTATATATTATGCGCACGATGACTCAGATATTTTAAAAGGATATGCGCTTATTATTGGACCGTCTGACACACCATACTTCGGTGGAAATTATTTTTTTGACATTGAATACCCAGCAGATTATCCGCATAGTCCGCCAAAAGTGAAATATTGCACAAACGGCAACAATGTTCGATTTAACCCAAATTTATACGTGTGCGGTAAGGTGTGTGTTTCGCTCTTAAATACATGGCGGGGAGACCAATGGACATCTTGTCAATCAATATCTACACTACTTTTAACATTATGTACTTTACTATGTGAAGACCCACTGTTAAATGAACCCGGCGTCGATAAGGGACACAAAGACTGTAAAAGCTATAATGAAATTATTCAGTTTGCGAATGTGGATATTGCGATATGCGACATTATTGATAAAACCCAATCGGTTTGTATGCCCTTTTTTGAAAATTTTTACCCGTTTGTAAAGGAAAACTTTATTAAAAACTATGATAAATTACTAGAATTCGCAGAGAAAAAAAATGTGGAACTTGAATCGGAGTCTCACGTTTACAAGACGGGGTTTTACAGTATGACGATTAAAGTTGATTACAACTTACTTATTGAAAGATTAAAAGTGTCAAGAATAATTGTAGACATAATGTAGCTCGGTGGTGTTTAAATTTAATATTTAAAAGAAAATTGAAATAAATAAATAAATTAATGTATAATATATATATCAAAGATGCACTTCTGTACTAACTGCTCCAATATGTATTATATTCGCATTAATAGCGATGACCCGAATAAGCTGGTCTACTATTGTCGAAAATGCGGAAACGAGGACAAGTTACTCGCTATTGAAAACGTATGTGTATCCAAGACACATATAAAACAATCAGAGCAAACATTTAGTCATATTATAAATAAATATACAAAACTTGATCCTACATTGCCTCGTATTAATACTGTTTTATGTCCAAATGTTGAATGCGCTACAAATAAAGATGGCAAACCTCGCGAAATAATTTACATTAGATATGATACTAGCAATATGAAGTATATTTACATGTGTTCCGAATGTGATACTGTGTGGCAAACAACCGACTCCGCATAAATAAATTTAATAATTTTAATATATAAATATTGCCCTTGATAAAACATATAAACTTACCTTGTTTATATTTTTTACATTTTATATTTTAAAGAAAATTGAAATAATAATTTAAAACTAATCTTTAGTTAATATAATAAACAATGAGCGACTACGAAGATAACGACAACTACGATTCTGATCATCAGGAGGAGGCAGATGATGATTCTATAACCGAGGAGGCTTCTTCGCAAAAAATAACGCTGTTTAAGCCGGTTATTGCTATGAAAAAAAAGGGACTCGTCGGCGGCGACGATGACGATGATGACGCAGCGAATGATGATGAAGAGGTTGATGAGGACGAGGATGAAGATGATGAACAAGTCGGGGGTGCCGATGAAGATGATGACGATTATGAAGACGTTGCCGGAGACGACGGTGATGACGATAATGATGAAATTGATATTAATGAAGACGGTGAAGCTGTCGAAAAACCAACACAAAATAAATCCGCAAAGACCGCGCAAAAGCCGAAGAGAAATTTGATAACAATTGATGACGAAGACGAAGATTACGATGAAGATGAGGACAATTATCTACAAAAATTCGATTCTCAGCTCATTAAAAACTATGTTGACACATTTCACCCCGAGTGTTTTAGTCACAACTACGAAGAAATCGCAAAGATGTCTGTTGTTATTAAAAACGCAGATGGAATTATTATTGATCCGCTTCATAGGACCATCCCGTATTTAACCAAGTATGAAAAGGCGCGAGTTATTGGTCAGCGTGCTAAACAACTGGAAACTGGCGCAAACCCACTTGTAAAAGTCCCAGAAAGCATTATTGATGGCTATATTATCGCTGAATTAGAGCTCCGTGAAAAGAAACTTCCGTTTATCATTAGACGGCCCATCCCAAGCGGTGGTTGCGAATATTGGAACATAAGAGACCTCGAACAAATAACATATTAATAATAATTATAACATTCTATTAAAAACCTTGTATATAATATATACATATGCCTAGCAATAAATCTAAAATTCAACCACAAAATAAAAAGGTCCAACCGCTGGACTTTTTTATTGAAACACACTCTACTTCTAATACCGCGAATGGAATTAAACATTTGTACGAGACGACGCACTTTAAGTGTGTATTGTGTAAGGAAAATGATGTCGATACTATGATAGCGATTTTAGATACTACATTACCGACATTTGTATTGCGCCGTAAACATTATTGCTTAGATTGTTGGCTGAAGTTAATTCGCTAGAATAATATATTAAAGGGATAATTATAAAATATAATAGTGTTATGAACAAGACGATTGTAGTATGCGAATATTTATGGATTGGCGGAGAAGGAGAACTACGGTCTAAATCTCGCGTATTTAAGACCGGCGAAGTATGCTTGGAGGGCAACTTGGTTGTGCCAAATTGGAATTATGATGGGTCGTCTACAAAACAGGCGCCTTCTGACGGAAATACGGAGGTGATTTTGAAGCCGCATAGCATATTTCCTGACCCGTTTCGGAAGGGTGATAAGAGTGAATGCTACATTGTTTTATGCGACACATATGAACCAAATGGTAAACCGTTGCCTACGAATCACAGATACAATGCCGAAAAAATATTTAATACCATGGTGGACGAGATGCCGTGGTTTGGGTTGGAACAAGAGTATTTTATATTGTTAAATTCTACCGATAAGGCAAATCGCATACCTCTTCCAGATGGGCGTCATTATTGCGGTCAATCTAGTAGAATAGAAAGAGCCATTGTTGAGAAGCACATGCACGCTTGTTTATATGCCGGATTGACTATTTCTGGAATTAATGCGGAGGTTTCAGAGGATCAATGGGAATTTCAAATTGGTCCTTGTCCAGGAATACGCGCTGCCGATCAGCTTGTCGTTGCGAGATATTTACTGGAGCGGGTGGCCGAATTATACAACGCGGGTATTAATTTATATCCCAAACCATCATCGCTTATAAATGGATCGGGGTGTCATATCAATTTTAGCACCGCATCTATGCGCGCGCCCGGAGGCTTGAAAGTAATTGAGGCTTGTATGCCAAAATTAGAGAAGAGACACAAAGAACATATTGCCGTTTATGGAGAACATAATGAGCTTCGGTTGACTGGGAAGCACGAAACTTCTGATATGAATAAGTTTAGTTTTGGAGTGGGAACCCGTAATACGTCTGTAAGAATTCCCACTCAAACAGCCAAAGATGGATTTGGATACTTTGAAGACAGAAGACCGGCGTCGAATATTGACCCGTATAAAGCAACCTCTATCGTATTCAAGACTTGCTGCCTTTCTGATTAAAATAAGATATATTGTAAAAAAATACAAATATATATTAGCACTGTTAAATTTTTTTATATAATTATATGGCAATTGTTTTTGTGTTTTGAGTGGTTACACAACCAGCTACGGCTGTTTTTGTAACGTTTTTAATTTGCGTATAAATAAATTCTACATTTGAAATACTTACCAATTTTTGTGTATTGTTCTTAC